AGACCATTTACTCAATGCGTGTACAGTATTTCCAGAAGTAGAAAGTGCAGGAGGATTAAATGAATAACCTATCCGACATACTAAAAACGATTGGAGGAGTGGAATGAGGGCGATAAAGTTTAGAGCGTGGGATAAATTGCAGAATAAAATGAGAACCTCTTTTGCTATTCATAATGAAAACGGTTATCCATTTACTATACACCAAGGACAAGAATTTTATCAGCACGAATGGATAGTAATGCAATACATAGGTTTAAAAGATAAGAATGGTAAAAAAATTTATGAGGGGGATATAAACCTTGATGATGGAAACAGAAGAAGTGAAGTAGTATTTTATGCAGGAGGATTTTATTTTAAATATTCTGAAACAGAATATAAATCAATAGGTTCATTTGCTTCATTCAATTATCTTGTTATCGGCAACATCTACGAGAACCCAGAACGCCTCACCGCAAAAGAAAGGGAATAATGACGCAAACTAAATTACTAAAGATAAGGGGGAAGTGTTTTGAATTTAATTCTATAACTCATAAAGCTGAAATTGAGTTAAACCTAGCCGACCTACATCAGCAACACCCAGAGTTGTGGTTGGGGGAAGAGGAGATAAAGAAAGCAATAGAGCATATTGTAAGAACAACTCCTATTGCAGGTAATTTTGATAGAACAAGAGCAATATATCTTAATGAGTTATGTGTAGACGAATTAGCCAAAGCCCTTACCAATAAAATCGCCAAAGAACCTACTAGATTCGGCGACATATGTACTAAGTGCGGTTATGAAAAGTCATTACATAATTGTCCTGAATGTAGCAATTTACTTAAACCAGAACCCAAAAGCACAGAGCCAAAGTGTGAATGTGTAGAACCAAGACCCTATTTATTGCCACCATATAAATTTAATGGTATATGCTCTATTTGTGGAAAACCAATCTCCGAGCCAAAGTCAGCCGAGGAATGTAAGTGTCCTGAACCAAAAACATATGACCAAGAAAAAGGAATAAAGTCAACAACTTGGTGTCTGGAATGCGGTAAGCCATTCGTCAATAGAAATAGGATACAAGAAATTGATACAGAATTTTTTAATGACCAAAAAATTGGAGTACAAATATTTATGTTGTATGGAAAAATTAAAGAGTTAGTTGGTAGCCACAACAGGCTTGTGAAGAAAGGGGAGAGATGATTAGTTTGGTAATGCCGACTTACAATCAAGGAAAGTTTATCAAAGAAGCTATTGATAGTATTTTAGTTCAGACTTTTACTGATTTTGAATTAATTATCGTTAACGATTCTTCAACTGATAATACCGAAGAATTAATAAAGAAATATGATGATCCGCGTATTAAATATATCAAGAAGGTTAATGGGGGAACGGGATCGGCTCTTAATGTAGGTTTTGCTATTGCAGAAGGAGAGTTTGAAACTTGGTTTGCTTCTGATAATAAGATGTACCCGAATTGTCTTGAGGAACTTTATAATTACCTCCAAGAAAACGAAGAAGTAGATCATGTTTACGGTTCTATTGATTACGCTTATATGCAACCGGGAGGATTAAAGGTTGACTATATCAAGCCTCTTACCGAGATACTAGATCAAACTTGGAATAAGGAAAAGTTTTACAAACATTATAATCTTGGTTGTTGTTGGCTTTGGCGAAGGGAGTTGAGATTAAAATGTGGAGATGGTAGATTTCAAAAAGATCCTTGTGAGGATTTCGATATGGCCCTAAGGATGGTTGAGGCCGGGGGTAACTTCGCTTTTCTTAATAAGAAGTTGGGTTGGTATAGACAGCATACGGGTAATATATCGCACACTTTAGATTCCCACCAATTTTATAAAGATGTTGTAGCAAAAGACGAGAGGCGTAGAAAACCACCGAAAGAGATAGTTATCCCCAAAAAGAATCTTAATATTGCTATTGTCAATCTTGAGTTTGATTGCGCTGGTGTAGGCTGGAATCTCAAAGAGGCAATAAATAAATATACTAAACACAAGGCAAGACATATTACTAAAAATACGTTTGAGTTTTGCCCGGATAGTGAGTTTAAAATAGATACCGGGAATCCCCGAGAATTTGAGGATTTGCTTAAATGGGCTGATGTAGTACATTTTAATCAATGGATATGGACGCATAATCCATTAAATAAAAATCCTTTTCTTTGGATGCCTTTTAATGATGAGCCATTTTTTGATTTAAATATATTAAAAGATAAGCGAGTAATATTTCATTTTCATTCCGGTGAAGTATTAGCTTTCCCTAATTATTGGGTTGAGGAATGCAAAAAGTTTAATGCTCAAATACTTACTTGTGATCCACCATCTGAACAAATAATCAAAGGTTCTAAATGGATACCCAATGTTTTAGATATTAACCATTTTTCTCCAGTTCTGTTTGATCCTTACGATTATAATCAACTGATTAAGATTTATTCTGCTCATGGAGAAAGTGATGACCGCAAGAATATATCTATTTACAAAAGATTCTTTGACCAATTGCATCGTTGTGGGGTTCAGATTCCCTATGATATTATTTGGGGTTTTAGGAAACAGGACTCATTTACTAAACGGATGAAGTATCAAGTTGCTATTGAGAGTTTGATTGAGGGGTATATCGGTATGGTAGGTTGGGAAGCAATGGCTATGGGTCAGGCGGTTATTGCCAGGTTATCTAGTTATACTCAAGAGCGATATAAAGACTTAGGCGAAGATAACGCTCCTCCTATTCAAAACGCTGAATCTCCACAAGAGGTATTAAGAATTATTAGAGATTTGTGTGGGGCTAGGCCTGCTCATTTTAGGATCATGCAAGATAGTCGTAAGTGGATGGAAGATTATTATAAACCCGAAAGAATAGTTGATATGTATATTAAAACTTACAAAGGAGAAGATTATGGGATTACAAGCAAAGTTAAATGATCTAAAGATAATTAATAACCATTATATTATAAATGAAAACTTAACTTTAACGGGTAATGTATTCTTAGATCATAAATATAAGTTTATGAAGCCCAAGTTTTTTGATGAGATTGAGGGAAAGCGTTTTCTTGATATTGGTTGTAATGCAGGATATTTTGTTATTCTTGCTAAACAGCTAGGCGCAAAGGAATCAATCGGTATAGATAAGGATTTTAAATATATTAGTATAGCTAGGGAGGTGGCGGGTAAGGTAGCGGTGGATGTAAAATTAGAGGAGGAGAAGTTTAGCGAGGATTTATTAAGATTCGGGGTATTTGATACAATAAATCTTTGCTCTCTCTATCACTATATCTTTATGGATATTAAAAATCACGATACGATTTTTAGGATTCTATCTTTAATGACAGAGAACTTATTCTTTGAAAATCCTTTGGGGATTGATGACCCAGTTGTACTTGAGTTATCTAATAAGCCCGGTAACGAGATTCTAAAGACTGAATATACTAAAGAAAAGATATTGGCGGTAGCTGGGAAGTATTTTAATTGTGAGTATTTAGCTGATCATCTTTATCCTAACCGAAAGATTTATTGGATGACCAGGAAGCGTGGTAATTTTAATGTTAATGAGTTTACCTCTAAAGAACAAGTACATGAATACTTAGGTCATAAATATTATAAGGTTAATTTGCCAGGGATTAAAAGAAACTTCTTTTTAAAACGGAGATTAGGAACAGAAGAACATCCGATAAATAGCGTTAAGGAAGGATGTGATTGTTATTTAGATAAACTAAAGCATATTCCCGGGGTTACTATACTTTACGATTATTTTATCAGCGAGCAGGATGGGGTTATATATATTCTTATGGAATATTTATCTGGTTATGCGAATATTTATACTTTCTTACCCGAAGAAAAACAATCAATAAGGAACCAATCGGTAGAGATTATTAGCCAGATGGTTAAAGCAGAATGTATAAATTGTGATATATCACCGCTTAATATATTTCAAAAAAAAGGGCAAGTAAAGATGATTGATCTGGATAATATAAAACCCATACAAGGAATACAGAATGAAAGATTGGTTTATTTTTCTAGTAAGTTATTTGAATTTTTTAGGTGGTATTGATGATAAATGATAAAGGAAAAAATAATGTTATTTCTATGGATGCTTCTGATAAACTCAATAGCTGTACCATAAACTTTTACGGAAATAACAACTTGATTGAGATAGGTAAAGGTTGTAAAATAGAGAATATAATATTTACTTTTTATGGAGATAATCATAGAGTTATCTTAAAAGATAGGGTTACATTATACGAGGGGGCTATTGTTTTTGAAGATAGCAATAATTTGCTGGAGATAGGGGAAGGTACTTTGTGTTTTCAACATTTAAGTATCGCGGTAGTAGAACCGGCAAGAAAAGTTATAATAGGGATCAAGTGTCTATTCTCTAACACGATAACCATAAGGACATCTGATTCCCATTCAATTATAGATAACGGAACTGGGCAAAGAATAAATCTTGGCAAGGATATAATAATTGGAGATCGGGTTTGGGTATGTGAAAAAGTGCATATCCTTAAGGGGGCTAATATCGGTAGTGATAGTGTGATAGGTACTTGTTCTGTTGTTACTAAAGGAAATTATCTAAATAATAGTTTGCTTGCAGGCAATCCGGCTAAGATAAGAAAATCTAACATTAGTTGGCTTGCAGAAAGGATATATGGATAAAATAATAAATTTTACTGCCGCTAATTCTTTACCTCTTAAGATAATAAATTACATTGATTTAATTAGATATAGATTATTGCCTATTCATGTTCAGTTAATCCCAACTAATGTTTGTAATCTTAACTGTAGTTTTTGTTCTTGCAAAGAGCGCGATAAAACACAAGTACTTGAATTTAATGAAATAGCTAAGTTAGTTGATTCGTTAGTTTATTTAAAGTGTAAAGCGGTTACTATTACTGGTGGCGGTGAACCGCTTACTCATCCAAATATAGAAGCGATATTAGAATTATTTTACAGACATGGCATTAAAGTTGGTTTAGTAACCAATGGAGTATTACTTAATTCTATCCCGGGTAAATATATTACTTGGTGTCGCATATCTTGTTCTGATGAGAGATATTTTAAAAAAGAACTTTATGAATCTTCTGTAAGTCAATACCCAGATATTGATTGGGCCTTTAGTTATGTTTTATCTAGTAAACCCGATATCAGTAACATAGCCAAGTTTGTTAATTTTGCTAATGAATATATGTTTACGCATATACGCATAGTTTCTGATTTATTAAATCTTAATGAGGCAGCAGATATGCAGTTTATTAAAGATGGTCTAAAAGAATTTGGAATTGATGATTCGTTGGTTATTTATCAAGGACGAAAGAATTATAATCCTGGTGATCGTGATTGCCTTATTAGTTTACTCAAGCCGGTAATCGGAGCAGATGGTTATATTTACCCTTGTTGTGGTTCGCAGTATGCCTTAAAAGAACCAGCTTTGGATATGCCAAAGAGTATGCGTTTAGGGCATATATCTGATATTATAAAAATTTATTCTAAACAATCTTACTTTAATGGATCAGTTTGCGCTAAGTGTTATTATCAGAATTACAATATTTTTCTTAAAGGAATAAAAGAAAATTTTGAGCATAAGGAATTTGTTTAATGGGTTATAAATCTCGTTCAAGTTATTCAGTAAATATTTGCTTTAAGGATTGTGATAATAGGGGGAAGCAATGCAAAGAATGCTTAAAGTTTTCTAACTACAAAAATTGGGGGAATAATGAAAAAAATAATAACAATCATAATGCGCCTGCAATATCTCAAAAATCTGTTTAATGAACAAAGAGGGAAAGAACCTATTGGTTTTGTAGAATTTATAGAATGCCTTTTCTCAAAGCTTGAACAAGAATTAAGGTCAAATACATCAGGAGTTGAAAAATATATAGAACAAGGCGAAGGTAAGACTTTACCTTTAAGAACAGGGAATGAAGAATTTGAATATATTTATACACGATAGGAGTGATTAAATGATAAAAGTAACCGCAGCAGAAATAAGTAAGTTAATCAATGATGTAAAAGACGGAGTAGATAAATCTTGTTTTGGCCCGATGTTTCAGTACCCGGATATGAAAGATATATCCAAGCGCCAAGTTAATCAGTTAGCTTTAGGAGTATTTACTGTTGTCTTAACTCAGGTGTTGAGGAAGGAAAAACAGGATTAAATAAAACTTGACAAACTATTAGTAATATGTTATATTTCCAATAGTTAATAAGAAATAACTTTAGGAGTTCGCTACTCTTAAGGCATAAGAAATAAATTTAGAAGCTCATTCTGCAGAATGTGTAGAGTGAGCTTTTTTGTTTTTTAACCTAAATTATGGCTAAAACTAAATTAAAACCAGATCATGTGATGGGTAGACCACAAGCTAATATAGATTTAGTGCTTGTGGATAAACTTGCCAAGATACAATGCACTATAACAGAAATATCCGCAATAATTGATGTTCCAGTTAGTACTTTAACTTCTCGTGAAGACTTCTCGTTAACATATAAAAAAGGCATAGAAGGTGGAAAGATGAGCCTTAGGCGATTGCAGTTTAAAATAGCTCAAAAAAGCGCAGCTATGGCAATCTTTCTAGGCAAGCAATACTTAGGGCAAAAGGATAAGGTTGAGGTTGACCCGGGGGATTTATTTAAGGGGGATATTGAGTTTAAAGACCCCATAGATAAAAGCAGGGTAAGCCAATTCTTAAATAATTAATGGGAATGATACTTAAAAACTATGAACCTCACATTGGTCAACAGGCAATGCACTATGGGATGAGCGTTTACCGCTATCTGGCCATGATCTGCGGAGTACGTGGAGGCAAGACCCATGCAGGAGCTAGGGAAGCTGGAAAACAGGCTTGGAACGCAAGAGTAGGCGCTCCGGCAGCATATTGTATAGTATCTCCAACCTATAATATGCTTGATAGGACTACTTGGCAAGAGTTTTCAATGGCTATGGCTCCATTTATTATAGGCAACAACACTTCTAAAAAGATAATTACTTTACGCAATGGTAAACTTGTTTATGGTTTCTCCGCAGAAGAACCAGACAAGATAAGAAATGTTACCGCAAATGGGATATGGATAGATGAAGCGCGTGAGTGTAAAGACTTTAAAAAACTTTGGAAAGTTTGTTTAGGGCGCGTATTATCAACAGGCGGTAAGATTTTAGTAACTACTTCCCCGAATAGTTATGATGATATACACGACATCTTTGTAGCCAACCGCAAACCTCAATATGGATTAGTCAGGTTTACTACTTATCAAAACTCTTTTCTTGATCCGGCAGCCATTGATGAATTAGCCAGCCTTTACGATGAGAAGTTTATGTTGCAAGAATTAAGAGGCGAGTTTGTTATCTTTGAGGGAGCTGTATATTATACATTTAATCGTAAGCAGAATGCTGGCGAACTAGCTTTTAAATTAGCACAGTATAATCCGAACAAGCCTTTAAACCTTTGTTGTGATTTCAATGTTGACCCTATGGCATGGACAATCTCTCAAGAAGGGATAAATGAGCAGACTAAATTAAGGGAGATATATTTCATTGATGAGATATATCTTAAAAATTCAAATACTATTGAATGTTGCAAAGAATTTATCTCCCGTTATCCTAATCACAGGGCAGGAGTTAATCTATACGGAGATGCAACAGGAAATTCTAGATCAGCCAATAGCAATATTACTAACTGGAAGATTATAGAAGATGAATTAAAATTATATGGTTTACACTCCCATATTCCCACAAGAAATCCAGCAGAAAGAGATAGAGTTAATGCTTTTAACGGAATGATTTGTAACAGCAAAGGTCAGCGACGAGTATTTATGAATCCTGATAAATGTTCTCACTTAATCCGCGACTGCGAACAAGTTTCTTTTAAACAAGGAAGCGTACAGATAGATAAAACCAAGAGCTTAGAACTCACCCATACATCTGATTCAGCGGGGTATATGGTTGAAAGCGAGTTTTCTTTAAACAAAGGAAGAATAGAGGGATTAAGAATATAATGAATAACATTAAAGATTTAGTTGAGAATAAGCACCCGATTTACAAGAAGTATTATGATTACTTCAATTTCCTCTTAGAGAGTTACGAAGGAGGAGTAGACTACACTTTAGCCTATGTTAATTCAAGCAATAATAGATTCGGTGCTTTAGTTGATTCATTGTTTAAGATATTCGCAGGCAATACAGAGATGGTTAATGTCAGTAGGAGCAATCTATTCCAACATCCCAAAGAAAGAAGCCAGGATTATAAAGAGCGCGTGCAGATGAGTTATTTTTATAATTTCTGTTCTCCGATTATAGACATTTACACAGACCATTTATTTAAGCAGGGCATCTTAGAGGACTTTGGCAGCATAAAGAATATCGTTGATATGCGTCGGGATAATGTAGATCGCAAGAGTTCTTCAATAGGCGAGTTTAGGAAAGAGTTATCCGAGAGTTGTCAGATATACGGACACTCGTTTGTACTTTGTGATACACCCAGCGTAGACAAGTCGATATTGACTTTTAAAGATGTAATTGACAATGACATCTTTCCTTATTTCACAATCTTTCCTCCACAGAATATTATCAATTGGGCCTTAGACGGATTCGGTAAGCCTTACTGGGTATTGGTTATAGAAAGCCAGGATGCTAATAGCGACCCATTCAATACCAATAAAGATAAGCAGATGAATGTTTATTATCGCTTATGGACACGTCAAGAATGGATTTTATGCGACGGAGAGTATAAAGAAATAGCGCGAGGTACACATGGGCTAGGTTTTGTTCCGATTACTTGTGTATTTGATAAAGCCTCTAAGAAAGTGCGTAATTTCTTGGGAGTAAGTTCATTAGCAGATATTGCTTTTATCGCAAGGGATATTTACAACTCATGTTCAGAGTTAAAACAGATATTGCGCGACCAGACATTCTCTTTTTTGGCGATACAAGGCACTGCTTCTGAATACGATGATTTATCAGTAGGCACAGGTAAAGGTTTATTGTATCCGAAGGAAACTAACAAGCCTGAATATGTTTCTCCTCCTTCTGCTAATGCCGAAGTATATTTTAATCACATAGACAGGCAGATAACTAAAATTTACCAGTTAGCAAAATTAGAGGGTGGGAGTGTACAATCTTCTGGTCAGGACGCAACGCCTCAAAGTGGAACATCTAAAGCCTGGGATTTTAACCAGACTAACAGCGCACTTGCTAAAAAAGCCGGTAATATGGAAGATGGAGAAACTAAACTTTGGCAACAATTTGCAGCCTGGCAAGGAAAAGAATTTGATGGTTCAATTACCTACCCTAATGAGTTCTC